GTAAGTCCCATCGACAAGCAAAACGCTACCACTCGCGGATTTAAAAGACGTATTCGAGTCAAAGCTCCAAGTGCCCCCTGCGGCATACTTCATAAACATCGTCGGCCGCCCAGCTATCCCCTCTACGCACAACATAAATCTTCCATTGACTGAGTCGTAGGAAATTTCAGAGATCGCAGTTATCGAGTTATACGTTGATGGGACGCTGAATTTAGTCCACCCACTAGCAAGGGAGGAGGTCGCGTAAAAAGAGTAGAAGCCATCAGTGGGCCTAGTCGTTCCATTCGCTTGTCCTATTTCAGTTGCAAGCCACATCCCTCCGCCATAACAAGTAGCTTGATAAAATTCGTTGCCCGATTCGGTATTCCAGGGGACTACGGGGGTTCTCCAAGTGTCGCCAGCGTCTAGCGAATAGCTATACGTGTTGCTCCCAGTCACAAGAACTGCGTCACTTGCGCCTTCACGTGCGTAATGTATCTCTGACCACCTCTGTTTTGTTAAGGGGCGGGAGGTAAAATTAAAATCAGGCGTCGGGCTTATCCATACCAAGTCGCCAGCCGAATTATACGCCAGGTAAATGGTTATTGTGGAGCCCGATGATGAGGTATAAGCGATTTCATTTGGACCGTGACGCCCGTTACTTAGAACTGTAGGGGTTCCAAAATCCTCCGTTTTTTCTACGGAAGTTTTTGAAGCATCTAGGGCTGGTAATTTGGAAGTTAGGATGAGTTGAGTCTCATCACTTTCCGATTTCAACTCCCCTTGAAAAGCTGCAATGTTAGCCTGAGACTGGTCGAATTCCGTTTGAAGGAGAGCCTGAGTAGCATCAATTATGCTTTTGAACTGGGTTTGGAAGGCGGTCAGTTGAGTCCGCGTGTCGCCGAACTCCGTTTGAAGGAGAGCCTGCGTCTGGTCACTCTCCGCTTTAACTTCGGTTCGGAACGCCGCTAGGTCAGCTTGAGACTGATCGAACTCAGTCTGAAGGAGTGTCTGCGTCTCGTCGTTCTCCGCTTTAACTTCGGCGCGGAACGCGGCTAGATCAGTCTGCGTCTGGTCGAACTCCGTTTGAAGGAGCGCCTGCGTCTCGTCGTTCTCCGCTTTGACTTCGGCGCGGAACGCGGCTAGATCAGTCTGCGTCTGGTCGAACTCCGTTTGAAGGAGCGCCTGCGTCTCGTCGTTCTCCGCTTTGACCTCCACTTGGAAGGCGGTGAGTTGGACTTGAGTTGCGTCAAACTCAGCTTGAAGGAGTGTCTGAGTCTCATCGTTCTCCGCTTTGACCTCCACTTGGAAGGCGGTGAGTTGGACTTGAGTTTCGTCAAACTCAGCTTGAAGGAGGGCCTGCGTCTCGTCGCTCTCGTCCTTAATGAGCTTCCCGAGGTCAACGCCGTCCTCATAAAAAACAGAGACCGCATCAGTATTTTGGTGCTTATCGCAGTCTTTGTAATCGGCAAAATGGATGACTGTGTCTGTCCCAATAGCCATGTTTGGCCATACTGTTGATGTAGAGGGGGCCCGAACGACTGTGGTGATTACCGCAGGGTCGTCGATAGAAAAGTTGTGGTAGATGTAGCCCACGGTCGCGTTGACGACGAGAAGCACGCGGTCGGGCGTCAACTGGATGTCGTGAAGCGTAACCGTCCGTGCGGCTATGTCTAAGGTTATTGATCCTTTAAATTGCTGTTTCATGCGCCTCCTAATGCGATTGAGAGCGCCATCACTGACGCTCTACTCATTTCTCCTTGGCGACCGACAGGTCCAGCGGGGCCTACGAAACCGCGATCTCCACGGTCGCCCTTGTCCCCTTTTACGCCGTCAAAACCTTGGATTCCAGTAGGGCCGACAGGTCCAGGTAGCCCCATATCACCGCGAGGGCCTTGAGGGCCGGTATTGCCCCTAGGGCCGACCGCGCCAGTAACTCCATCGGGGCCTCTAACGCCTTGAGGGCCAATAGGGCCTTCATTGCCTCGGGGCCCTGCCGTACCAGGTAACCCTTGAGCGCCCTGGGGCCCAGTAATGGAATCACCCTTCAGGCCTTGCAGTCCTCTAGGGCCTTGAATGCCTGGAATACCCTGTGCTCCAGCGGCCCCATTCGTCCCAGCGGCTCCCTTGTCGCCTTTAGATCCAGTTACGCCCACAGGGCCAACTACCCCTTGCAGCCCTCTAGGGCCTTGAGGCCCAGTTAAACCCGTCCCAATGATCTCGATGATTTCGCTCACGCTGTCACCTCCGATACAACTACGGCTGTGCCTCTTAGGAGCTTTCTAACAACGCTGCCAAAAACAATTTCCAAGTCGTAAAGAAAATTACCCGAGGGTATAGAAGCGGTCTCTTCAGGGGTTAATTCCAGAGAAACCGTACCCAAGGTATCGCCCAATAAAATGCGACTGTTCGCGTTTGTAAGCTCAAAAATAACGGCTGAACGAGGGGATCGGCGCAACTGCATACGAGCTGTAGCCCCAGTCAAATTCATTAGGATGCCGTCCACCTTCCAGCGAAACTGCATCTGGAACGTGCTGCCTTGCTCAATAGTAAGTGGGTATTCAGTGGACTCCATTTAATAACCTTCAAGGTTAATACACCCTAGGGGGTTAAAAGACAAGGAGTATTTCTCCTGGGGGCAAACTTTTTGTCCATCATCCGCCGCCACGGAGTCCCCGCTCGGTTTCCATTCCCACCCTCCTGCGGCGGTCGAAGTCCCAGCCGCTCACGAACCGTTTCCAGTAAAACGAACGCCGCATCGGCGATGTCGGGGGATCGACCCATACGCGATTTCATATCCGCTTTCGGTTCGACGCAAAGTTTCATGCCCCCCGACTTTCGGGTTTCAAAGTTTCGAGCAGTCATCTCTTGGGCGAGGTCGGGGACAATGCCGCGAAGTTGCCCGTTTTGCAGATACTCCTTCGCCCCGAACCAAAGTTCCGTGACGCGATTGATGTATTTGTCTTTTGCCTGAGTCGAGTCGTAAGCGGAGAGGGGACGCTCGGTAGGCGACCCGCCAAAATGGACTCGCAAAAATTCATTGCTTCCAAGAACCCGTGACAAAGCGTCACAGAATGGAACGCCGCCGCCCGTCACATCGACCCCGACGTATTGCATCTTGACTTTCTCGCGATCCAAAATGGTTGCGATCTTCTGCGCCACTTGAAAAGTGCGCGGGTCTTTAGAGGACGCGTCGTCTTCGATGTAATGGAAGCTGTCAAAAGATACCTGCTCGTTCCCATCTCTATTAAGTCCGTAGCTGCCGACATAAAGAACGCAACGGTCACCACCCGAAACAAACGATGGGTCGATCCCCGCAATGCGCGTTGTTCCACCCTGCCAGATGGGAGGTTGGTCGCCCTTGAATTTTATTATTTCGCTCTCGCTGTAGATCGCCTTGCTGACTCCTTGTGGAGGCCAAAAGCCCCTGAAGTCGCGCCAGAACATCGGAGAGTCCTCGCCAAGTCGATCGTGTGCCTCATCGATCTTCTCGAACTTCTGAATGGGCCAAAGATTTTCACGGGCGATATAATTCGGGTTCCGCATCGCGTCGAAGTGCAAGCAAACCCCACCAAGCTTAGTTTCCCACCTATCATCGTTCACAGAAACAGAAGACCATCCATCTTTCGGTTCAACGAACTTTCCAAACGGATCGTAGTAACTAACAGGGTTCGCCGCCGCGCAGATGTGGAGAACCGCATTGTTACTCAAGTTGGAGATCGCAGTGTCAAGGAGTGAGTGAGACAACTCCGACAACTCATCCGCTGCTAGAAAGACTCGCGGGGCTTTCATGCCTCGCATCTTTCCTGTCACTTCTGCGGTCTTCTTCGCTTCAGCAGGGATCAAATAAATTCCCGCCTGCTCCATTCGAGCGCCGTCTCGCATAACGTAAATCGCCGGAGTTGGAGTATCCGTCAGCTTCGCAGGGGCAACAGCCTTAATCGCGGGCCAGTATCTTTGCACCGCACCCCACACACGCTTCTTAGAGTCACGAATCGAAGTTGATGTCAGCAGTCCTAGCGTGTGGTACGGAGCCGCGAGCCAGTTGAGTAAAATCCAAACCGCCATGAAATCGGATTTACCCGAGGAGCCGCAACCAGCGAACCCGACGAACTGGCTGG